CAGCTACAGAAAAATTTAGATTTACCTCTCAAGGAGAAATTGGTATTGGAGGTGCTAACTATGGAACCGATGGTCAAGTATTAACCAGTGGTGGTGCAGGAGCAGCTCCAGCTTGGGAAGATGCTGGTGGTGGTGGTGGTACTTCTTGGCAAGCTATTAAAACAGGTGCTTATACAGCATCTGCTGGTGAAGGTGTTTTTGCAAATACAACAAGTAGTGCATTTACAGTAACTTTACCAGCTTCTCCAAGTTTAGGTGATGAGGTTTCAATTGTTGATTATGCTGGAACATTTGATACAAATAATTTAACTGTTGGCAGAAATAGTCAACCAATTCAAGGCACAGCCGCAGATTTAACAGTGAGTACAGAAAGAGCAGCCTTTACTTTAGTTTATGTAGATGCTACTCAAGGCTGGTTATTGAAGAATAAATAGGAGTATTTAATGGCAGTTTATAATGCAATACGATATGACCAATATTTTGACCATGGTTATGCTGGTGACGGTTGGTATTTAATATCAACATTTACTTCTGATGGTTCGGATACTACAGCAAGTTTTACAAGTGGTATTTCTTCTACTTACAAAGAATATGTTTTTGTTATCACAGGAATACATCCTGAAACAGATAATAAAAAATTTACATGGCAAGTTAGTATAGATGCTGGTAGCAATTACAATGTAGCTACAACAAGTACATATTTACAAATATACAACAATGAGGCGGATAATAGCCAAGCATTTCAGTATAGTACCGACAGAGACCAGGCACAAGGAACAGGATTTAATGTTTTGTGTAATTCTGTAGGTAGTGACGCTGACCAAACTTGTTCTGGGCTCGTACATTTATACAATCCAGCCTCGACAACCTACGTTAAGCATTATATGGCTAAAATGAATTGCCAACAAGCGTCTGATTATGTAGTCGCAGAACAAACGCAAGGCTATTACAATACTACCAGTGCAGTAAATGCCGTGCAATTTAAATTCGATAGTGGTGAAATACAAGCTGGAAAAATTCAAATGTTTGGGGTAATTTAATGGCAACATATGAAAGTATTAAATATAATTTTATTCCTGCTTCAACAGATACAGGAGCATTGTGTCTTATTAAATCTCTTACAGCCAGTTCAGATTCTACATTAAGCTTCGCTGATGGCTCGTCTGATGTCGTTATGGACGATACTTACAGGACCTATGTTTTTAAATTTATTGCGATGCATCCAGCGACAGATGCCGTAAATTTTGGAGTGCAATTTAATGCGGCTGGTGGAAGTGGATATAATGAAACAATTACATCTAATTCTTTAAACTCATATCATAAAGAAGATGGAAGTGGTGGGGCTATGAGAATAAATGATGCTGGCGACCAAGGACAAGGAACAGCTTTACAATGGTTAAGTGGAGGAACTCTTATTACAGAAACAGGAAATGATAGCGACCAGTGCGTTTCTGGCACACTTTTTATTTTCGACCCTTCTTCAACTACCTATATGAAACAATTTATTGCAGTAAGCAATGATTCAGAAGCGGCTGATTATAGCAATTCTTCTCATGTATCGGGAATTATAAATACTACAAGTGCTATAGATGAAGTGCAATTCAAATTTTCAAGTGGTAATGTTGATTCTGGGGTCATAAATATGTATGGGATTTTGTAAATGACTACTTATTCAACACTATTATATAATCATGGATTTCCTGCTAATGCTACAAGAATAGGAAGGGAAAAACTTATATCTACTACTACTGCAAGTGATACCACAGATGTAAATATTACAAGCGGAATTGACAGTACATATAAGGAATATATATTTAGATTTTATGATTTAAACCCAGCTTCAGATGCAAGGTTTCAAGTCAATTTTTCTATTGATGGTGGTTCAAATTATAATGTTTCTAAAACAACAAATTATTATAGATTAGAACACGCAGAAGATGATGGAACAACTGGAATTTCTTATAAAACAACTTTTGATGTAGCTGGAACAGGAGTACAACAAATAAGCAACAATATTGGAAATGACGCAGACCATTCAGGTGTTGGCGAAATGCACCTTTTCAATCCAGCAGATACTGCACTTATGAAGCATTTTTATATTGATTGGCATAATGCAGATGCAAGTACCTCTCCTATAGCTTGGGGTGCAAAAATTGGGGGGTATCTAAATACTGCCAGTGCTGTAGATGCCGTGCAGTTCGATATGTCAACAGGGAATTTTGATGGGGTCATAAAAATGTATGGCGTTTTTGGGGGATAATATAATGGAGAAAAATAATGGTTAGATATCACAATATAAATGGAGTAAAGGTTCAATTTACTGCGGAAGAGGAGACAGCAAGAGATTTAGAGGAACAAGCATGGGCTGATGGTGCTTTCGATAGGGCAATTTCTGAACTAAGAACAAGAAGAAATTATCTATTAGCACAGACAGATTTTTATGCTTTATCCGATGTTACAATGTCGGCAGAAATGACGACTTACAGACAAGATCTTAGAGATTTACCAAGCGGTTTAAGTACAGTTTCAGATGTTGAAAATGTAACTTGGCCTACTAAACCATAATGAAAGATTTTATACTAGGTTTATTAGAAGTTTATTGTGGGAAAATGAGCAATTGGGCTTGGAATAAACGATGGAATAAAGAAAATAGAAAAAATAATGGCTAAATTATTGAATACGTTAATAGAGGGCCCTAACAGGCTCATAAACAAAAGTTATACCTTATTAGGTACTTTGGGTCACTAGATTCATTTAAATCGCTGTATATGGCTCTAATGCAATCTTTTTTTATTAATTTAACTTATTTTTGGCGGATTTCTTAATGGGATTAATATATACAAGAAGTGAGTATTTCACTCCTATAAAAAAGAAAACAACAATAGGTCATTCAACAAGAAGTAGACCTTTAAATAAACACAAACGTAAAATGTGGAAAAAATATAATAGACAGGGGAAATAATGGCAACAATACAATTACCAGCAGTTCAGTTACCGACAGGTGTCACACCTCAACCACAAGGAGTAACATCACAACAAACTTTGGAGAAAATGAAGAAACTTGTAAAAACTCCAGAGTTACCAGTAGGAGGTAAATTATTAGCACCTCAAGCATTACAAGCAAGAACTGTTGAATTACCAACAACACCTGGAGTAGCTACAACTGCACCTACAGCCGCAACACCTACAGCTCCTACAACACCAACAATAACACCATCAGTTGCACCAACGACAGCAGCAGTAACAGACCCTGCAACAATGGCTGCTCAACAATATACAGCAACAACTGTGGGTACTGCTCCGACAATGGCAGCAGCTCAAGGTACTGTAACTCAACCTATGACTGCTGAAACTGGGCAAATAGCTGCTGATGCAACTGTTACCGGACAACTAGCAGGACTTCAATCACAAATTACAAATGCTTTAACAACAGGAACAAATCTTCCTTCATGGGCACTTGGAGCACAAAAACTTGTAGAAGCTAATATGGCTAAACGAGGAATGGGTGCATCAAGTATGTATGCTGAAGCTTTAGCTCAAGGAGTTATGCAAGCGGCAACTCCAATTGCTGCGGCTGATGCTCAAGCCTATAAGGAAATGATTTTCCAAAATTTAAATAATAGACAGCAAGCAGCTATAACAAATGCCAATTCATATATTAAAATGGATATGGCTAATTTGACAAATACACAACAAGCTAATTTACAAAATTTAGCAGCAAGACAAACACAGTTATTTTCAGACCAATCAGCCCAGAATGCAGCAGCGCAATTCAATGCAACTAGTCAAAATCAAGTAGACCAATTTTTTAATAGTTTACAAACGCAAGTCAGAACAAATAATGCACAAAGAGCAGATGCTATGAATCAGTTTTCAACAAGTGAAAAAAATAAAATTTCTGCAATGGACGCAAATAATCAAATAGGAGTTGAAAGAGCAAATGCGGAAAGAACAGCAGTTATTAATCAATTTAATTCTCAGTTAGAAGATTCAAGAGAAAGATTTAATGTTGAAAACCAAAGAGTCATAGACCAATCAAATGCACAGTGGCGTAGACAAATTAATACAGCTAATACTGCAGCAACAAATGCAGTTAATCAAACAAATGCTCAAAATTTATTAAATATGTCTAACTTTGCTTTATCATCTCTTTGGCAAGAATGGAGAGATGAGGCAACGTGGACTCAAGAGGCATCTCAAAATATACAAAATCAAGCACATAATATGGCTGTTGCTGCTCTACAAAGACAAATGGAATTTGACTTAGCTGATAAAGCGAGTGGAGATAGAATATTTAATTTAATAGGGCGGTTTCTTACTGGCCTATGGAAATAATAAGAGAGGAATAATGTTTAAAGATTTAATTAATAATATTTTTTCTGGAACGAAAGCAGGTGGAGGAGGAAATCCTTTAGCGGCATTTGCAACTTCTTTTATAACAGATAAATTTAAAGAAAAACTTAAAAGAGGAGCAGAAAATGTTTTTGGTGGAGATGCACAAGACTTATCATATCAAGCTTATATACCTAAAGGACTGGATTATAGTGCTTTTATGATGGGTCCAGAAGGAGTTAGTCGTTCAAAAGTAGCAGGTTTTCCTGGTCCACTTATTGCCGAAGACCCTGGTGCAATTAGTTTTTTGTGGCAAAAAAGATTAAGCACTTATATTAATAGCGGAGAGGTAGCATAATGGCATCAACAGATATTCGTAATCCTTTTGACGCACCAATACCTGGACAATCTTTAACTGATACTCCGGGCAATGCTTCATGGGAGCATCCACCACAATATACAAAACTAGATGAGACAGCAGAAGTTGTTTGGGATTTATTACATGAGCCAAATAAATTGGAACAAATTATTTTATTATTACATTCGGGAGTATCTGTTGAAGCTTTAACAAAAAGTGTAATATTTTCTGGATTTGTAAAAGGAAAGTGGACTCCAGATTTAGGTCTACTTCTTACTGAAATCGTATTTAATCAAATACTAGCAATAGGAATGAGGGCAAAATTAAAGAATATTAGAATGTTAATAGG